GTGACTGAGTTTGCTAACTTGAATCCATGGCAGCTGAGAGATAGATCTTTAAAGAGATTAGCTGAATTAGACATACAGTATGAACAATATTTAAATGTTCCTAACTTACATTCATTGAGAGGAAGAAAAACATGAATTATCCAACAATCTTTGTTGGTTATGATCCTCGCGAAGACGAAGCATTCCGTATATTGGAATATACGATTGAAACCCTATCATCTGCTCCTGTAAATGTTTATCCCATAGATCAAATGAAAATGCGACGCATGGGATTGTATAGACGAGCTTGGATGCTAGGTAGTTCACAGCTACCGAGTCCTAATGATGATAAAGATATTCAACATCGCGATTTGTTTGATCATAAACCATTTGCTACAGACTTTTCATTTTCAAGATTTTTAACCCCATTTTTAAACAGACTTTCTGGGTGGGCTCTTTTCATGGATTGTGACATGTACTTTAGACATGATCCAGTAGAATTATTTAATACGTATTGTGATCCTAAATTTGCATTGTATTGTGTCAAGCATAATCACACTCAAGCATCAAATGAAGTTGTCAAGATGTATGGGAATGAACAATATCAATACTCAAGAAAGAATTGGTCTTCCGTGATGCTATATAATTGTGATCATGAAGCCCATAACAATCTTACGATCGATGATGTAAATACCAAATCAGGACATTGGTTGCACAATCTTAAATGGCTACCAGATGATGTAATTGGAGATTTGCCTGAAGAGTGGAATTGGCTAGATGGACATTCTTCCGTTGAAATTGATGCAAAGAATGTACACTTTACTAGAGGGGGTCCATGGTTTGATCGTTGGGAGCCTTTGGATGAAAAATCTCGAAAGTATGCAAAAGAGTGGAAAACCCTTCTTAAAACCTATAACAAAAAGCAACAATGGTTAAATGTTAGCAACAAATGATATTACATTCTCGATAACATACTATGGACAGCTTGATAGATTAGTCGATCAATTAGAGCTTTTTACCGGGCTTCCAGAGCATGTTAAAGAAAAAATAGTGGTGCAGATCATTAATGATGGTTATAATGATGCCGGAGCATTCGAAGACGTATGTAGACTATATGAAGACAGAATGAATTTGAAGGCGTACGAAGTTACAGAAGATGTAGGCTTCAATAATCATGGATGTCGCAATTTAATGATGATGGAGAGTGATACTACGTGGAATATGTTGATGGACATTGATGTATACCTAAAACCAGATATCGTAGAAGCCATGACTACATACAACCTATTAAAAGAAAAGATTTATTGCTTTAAGGTTAAATTTGATCACCCGGATGACCCGGCCGACTATGAACACTTCGACCCTAAGAAGATATTGAAATGGATAACACATCCTAACACGTGGTTAATAACAAAGCCAGCATTTTGGACTAGTGGTGGGTATGATATTGAGTTTACTGGCATGCGTCATGGGGATTCAGAATTCTTCCTGTCATTAGACACAGAGACATATGACCACATTGTATTTCATAATGAAAAAGAGTTTGAAGTACATGTACAGCGTCCTAATAGGTCAAGAAGCTATTTGAATCAAGCCACTGAGCATGTAAAATTATTAACAAAAACAGTTGACTTTGTCACGAAAAGGAACGAAGATAAGGATAGAAAGTTCAAAAAGCGGCTCTATAGTTTTCCCTGGAAAAGGATCATTTGATGCAATTTGTGAAACCTTATCTTACGCTAACTCCATTTTTATTGTTGCTAGCATTCTGCGCTGGTCCAGCACCAGCACAAGATAAAGCACACTTCAACGAACAACATATTTGTATGAAAGAGGCAATCTATTTTGAGGCTGGAAACCAGCCGGTTGTTGGAAAATTTGCTGTTGCTTATGTAATTCTAAACAGAGTAAGTCATAAACAATATCCCAATACAATTTGTAGTGTCGTTCATCAGGGTCCAATCTCTAAGTGGCACAAAAAAGAATTGGGGAAAATTGTTCCCATTAAAAACAAGTGCCAGTTTTCATATTGGTGTGATGGCAAGAGTGAGAGTTTTGTGGAGCAATCGACCTCTTATAGAGAGTCAGTCGCTGTTGCAGAGATAATTGTAGGTGGTGGTTATAAACTTATATTTGATCCTACAGAAGGGGCGACACACTATCACGCAACGTATGTCACCCCATCATGGTCTAAGCACATGAAGAAAACAGTACTTATCGAGGACCATGTATTTTATAAATGATAGAGCAAATCAATATCAAAACACCTACACAATTTGTTGGTGAGATAGAAAAGATTGTACAAGAGAAAAAGATAACATATCTCGATGCGGTTATGTATTTTGTAGATACTAGGAAAGTAGAAGTTGAGACCGTTGCTTCGTTAATTAAAGGAAGCCAGGTTCTCAAAGCTAAGATCCAGGGTGAGGCGGAGGACCTAAGATTGGTCAAATCGGGAGCAAAGTTGCCATTATGAGGGCATTGCAGAAAATGGAACCGTACGAAGCATATCAGAAGTACTTAGCGCTTAAAAGGCACTTTGATAGTGATACGTATGACTATTTTAAATATCACGGCAAGATTAAAACGAGTAAGACATCGTTCGATGTACGTAAGGACAAATATTCCTTTTATAAACTTTCGAAGATGAAAAATCCAGAATCATTTATGGTTGCTAACATTATCGATAATGATCATTTCTGGTCTGGTGATTTCACATCGTCGGAGGCAGATAGCACATATATGAAATGGTTATCAAGGAAGGAAAGCCTGACGTACAATTTTAAGCAAGCTATCGCAGCTATGATGGATGACTATGATAAAAACATAATTTTTAAACCAGGAGATCATCCTCGTCTGCTAGTCTTGTTTATAAGGAAGGTGGTCAGTCCTGAGACATTGTTGATTCTCAATAAGCTGACCCCTTTCTTCCCTTACTGGGACAAGAAGCTGGTAGATGACTTATATTGGCCCGAGCAATCAAAAAAGCTCAAAAAATATGAGCCATTTATTATAAATAGCGTTGACCTTGACAAGTTTTCGAGTATAATAAAGTTAAGGTTTGATAAACCGTAATACAACGTAATATATCGCGATAAGGAGAATAAGATATGGCAACATCGTTTGCATCTATGAAAAAGAATAAGCAGTCGGACTTGGATAAGCTATCTGGCGAGCTTAGTAAACTTCAATCCAATCAAAACAACATGGGAGACGATCGCTTCTGGAAGCCAGAGGTTGATAAGTCTGGTAATGGTTATGCCATTGTCCGGTTCCTTCCTTCGCCAATGGGTGAGGATGTGCCTTTCGTTCGTTTGTGGGATCATGGCTTCCAAGGTCCTGGTGGTTGGTTTATTGAAAAGTCACTCACTACTCTTGGCAAGGATGATCCTGTATCAGAGTACAACACCATGTTGTGGAATAGTGGAGTTGACAAAAACAAAGACCTGGCTCGCAAGCAAAAGCGTCGCCTAGGTTTCATTTCCAACATTTATATCGTCAAGGATCCTGCTAATCCAGCTAACGAAGGCAAAGTGTTTTTGTACAAGTATGGCAAGAAAATTTTCGATAAGCTCAATGATGTGATGAATCCTGAGTTTGAAGATGAAACTCCTACTAACCCATTTGATATGTGGGAAGGTCGAGACTTTAAAATGAAGATTCGTAATGTTGAGGGTTATAGGAACTATGATAGGAGTGACTTCGCAGAGGCTGCTCCACTTCTCGACGACGACAAACAGCTCGAAGAGATTTGGAAGAGTCAGCACTCTTTGTCAGAATTCATCGATGAGAAGAACTTTAAATCTTATGCCGAGTTGAAGAACCGGCTATATAGAGTTCTTATGTTGGATAACGCTGCTCCTTCTGTGGCAGCAGAACCAGATCCAGAACCAGAAACATCTACTGTTGTCCCTATGACATCAAGTTCTGCTAGTGTAGATGAGGATGATGAGGATTTGTCGTTCTTTAAGAAGTTAGCTGACGAAGACTAACATACAATAAGCCTTCTTGGAGCCGGCCGGGGATTAAACCTCGGCCGGTTTTATTTTTAATTAGCTCCCCGTGACGGGACCGAGAAGATTAAATTTACTATCAAGGTTTCGCGGCAGTAAATGGATCGGCGCCGGCGGTGGTGTCGCAGAGCCCCCGCCGCTTTGCAAGGTGGCCGCTATCTGCGCCTTGGCGAGTTCAATAAGATCCTTGATGTATGGGACCGATCCATCCTCTTGATAGTAAATTATTGGGTTCGCAGGGCCCGTTATGGCTTGTTTGACTTTTCGATCAAGTTGTTCAAGTATAGCATCTTTATACGTGATAGATGTAGAGCGAACGGATCCAAGACCTTCAATTGAAAGTGCTTGTCTTGCTTCTTCGGCCCGCTTGTCGGCATTAAACTTCTTTTCATCTGCATTGGTCACACGGCCGTGTGGATCAAGACTTCTTAAATCT